AATTACAATTACTGATGAAAATTGTGAAAGAATAAAACTATCTAGGCAATTATTTGGTATGGGAATGAAAGTTGCGGCTGTAAGTTTATTATCTCAAGATCATAGAGTTTTTGATGCTATGTGGAGTGCTGGAACATATCCGCCTATAAATGGAAAGATAGGTATAGAAGCAAAAGAAGAATGGCTTTTAAATAAACATTTGATACCTGAGGGGAGTATTTTATTAGACAAAAAAGAAATAGAAAATGAAACAAAAGAAACAAACAATGATTTTCAAAAGTTTTTACTTTACGGTATGGCTTTGTATATCGGTTTTCCTATCCTTTTCTAGTAAAGCTGTAGATTGTTCTACAGATACAAGTGGATTATGTACACCTACAGTTGAAGAAATAATAGATGAAGTAATTACTGAAACTATAGATCATCAAGTTGATGGCATATTAACAATAACTACAACTGATACAACAACAACTACAACCACAGTTGCAAATGAAGAGTCAGGAAATATTTTAGACAGCAATAATGATTTTGTAACATCTTCTAAAGATGGAGAAATGAATATTGATTGGGGTGGTCAAGGCCCAGCATCAATGCGATCAGGTTCTTATTGTAATGAACTTGGAACTGATAGATGTGCTGAAATAACAGGTTCAGGAAATTCTACATCTACTATGGGAGTTCAAGGAATGGGAACTACTTTTATTCAAACTGTAAACATTCAAGACTTAAATATTCAATATGGAGGAGAAGTAAAATATTCTATTGAAGTTGATAAACAAGACTCAGAGGACTCAGTATATATGCACATAACGGGTAAAGATGGTTCTACCAATGTTTTTTCAGGAACAGATATTTTAAGTGCTAGTGGAACAACATCAGGGTTTCAAATATATGAAAACACTTTTGATTTTGGTGGTAAATTAACAACGATTACTGTTGAAGTAGGTGGAAGAGACGTAGGTGTTTCCGTTGGAGTTTTATTTGATAGTGTTCGTATAGATGTATTTTACAACACTATAGTTGAAATAATAAATCAAACTATAACGAGTGTTGAAATGTTTATTGCTTTTAATTCTGATGCAACGGAAGAAATAATAAATGTAGTAGAAAATATTTTTGATACAAATGCACCTGTTCAAACTGATGAGGGATTTAGTTTTGAACCTATAGTAGTAGAAGATATTTCATATGAAACAGTTGAGATTGAAATAGATTATGAAATGGACTTTGATATGGATTTTGAATTGCCAAACATTGACATAGAAGAAATAGAAGTAACAACTATTGAAATGGAATTAGAGATGGAAATGGATTTTGATATGCCTGAACTTGATTTACCTGAACCAGAAATAGAAGTTGCTGAGGTTGAAATGCAAGAACCAGAGGTTGAAACTGACGTAGTAGATGATATAGAAACCCCTGAAGTAGAAGAGGTGCAAGATGAACCTATTGAAGAAACTACTGAAGAGCCTGATAACGATATACAAGAAGAGACAGAGAACGAAGAAAGCATATCAGAGGTTGAAGAGAATGAGGACAGCCAAGAAGATATGGACGAACCAAAAGATAAAGTTGAAGAGAAAAAAGTAGTAGAAACAAAACAAAATAAAAAAGAACAAGCCGCTAAAAAAATCGTAAAGAAGATGGGAGATAAGGGTAAGTATGACTCAGTAAATCAAACAAAAACTTTATTAGTTATGCAAGTTCTTGGAAACAGTAAAACATTTTTTGATAGTCAAAAACAAATAAATGATACTGTAGGTTTTTTTACAGATAAAACTTTACCTGATACAATTATAAATGATAATAATTTAGCTAGTTACTTCTTGTTTGTAGGAAGTGATGGATTAATGAATGAAATAATAGAAAGTCAGTATGAAACTAAGTGAAAATACAAGTGTAAGTATGCCAATTCGCAATATGCTTATGATATTAGGGGGTGTTATAGCTGGTGTGTTTGCCTACACGGAATTAACAGGTAGGTTAACAAGTCTTGAAACATCAAGAGAATTATTCCAAGCAGATTTATTAAAAAAATCAGAACAATTACCAACAGATCAAGAACAGTATATGTTGATTGAGGATTTATATAAAACTGTTGAAAAGCTACAAGAAACGCAAGAGCAAAATATGACAAATAAAGTTAATATAGAATTTACTCAAACACAATTAGAAAAAGCATTAAGAGACATAGAAAAATTAAAAGATAAGGTAAGAGAAAATGGTAACTGAGTTAGTAATAGCTTTGTTAATGATTGTTCAAGGAGAAATCAAAGAACACAGAATACAAGAAACTATGAGTGAATGTTTAAAAGGTAAACGAATTGCCTCACGCAATATTGGTAATTCAGTTGAATATCAATGTATTAAATCAATGGCTGAAATAGATATAGATAAACTAGGTAATAAACATATAAATAAATTAATATTAAAATAATGAGCAAACAACAAACTGAAATAGATATAGGTGGTATTAAATTTAAAGGTGGTAGAATATTTTTAATACTAACAATATTAAGTAGTTTAGTTGGTGTTTTGTGGGGAGGCTTTGAGTTTTACAAAGATTATCTTAACATGAAAGAAAAAATACAAAGTTATTCTGCACCTGATCTAAGTGGTTTTGATAAAAGACTAGAACTTGTTACGCAAAAGTCTGATGTTCTTCAGCAAGAAATATCTATGATAATTCAAGAAGTACAACTTGTTTCTGATGTTGCTAATGAATTAAAAAATGATCTTAGACAAGATGTAAGAAGAATAGAAAAAATTGTTAATGATGTAGAACAAATGGTTAAGGAAGATACGAGAGAAAGTGGGCGGGAGTTGCGAGATACGAGTAAGGACATTCAGGTACGCATGGAAGAATTATCGGATAAGCTTCAATCAACCATGAGTGAATTAGAAGAGAAGATAGAAAAAAGAATAAAACTTGCATTAGAAAATCCTCTTAGTCAAATGAATGGCTAAACAAGATAATACTAAATCTATCTTTGATAAAGTAAAGAAAAGAACAAGTATTGGAAATTCATCAAGGTCAAAACCAAAAAACAAACATAAATTGAAGTCTTGGAAAAAATACAATAAACAAGGTTAATGTGGTCAATACATACTATTGTTTGTTTAATTAATATTTCACTAACACCATTTTGTATTTATGGCGGTAAACTACCTATGGAGTTTGATAATTATAAAACTTGCGATATTATTATTAGTGATATAATTGAAACAATAAATGAAGATTTAATAGAGAAAGAAATTGGTTTAATTATGAAATGTACGAAAAATGAGCAAATTAATACCTAAAACAACTAAAGAGCATATCCTACACATTTACAACAAACTAGATTTGTTAGAAAACAACCATCTTAAACATATGCAAAGAGACATAGACCGACTCAATTATATTTTATGGGCGATAGGTTTTATGGTTGCAACTCAATTTGTGAGTTGGGTTTTGCGTATGTTTGGCTGATGGACGATAAAGAGTGGGACGAGCTTAAACTTATTCAAGAAAAATTACATGAGGCTCTTGATAAAGGTTATCCGCCTTTAGGGACAGGCGGCCCTCATAATCCTAGAGGTGCAAAGAAAGTAGTAGAAGAAGTTACTAATATACCTAGAACAACACTTCAAAGAAAAATAGATAAAATAGAAAAACTAGCTTTAGATAGTTCACATTGGAGAATAGAATGGGAAAGATATAAAGAAGTAAAACCACAGATAATTATAGAAGAATATAAAAAGCCTGTTGTAAGAATACCAGCACAAAGAACGACATTTAGCGACCCAACAAAAGTTTTTGTTATACCTGATGCTCATGTTTCCCCTGAACAAGACTTAGAGAGATTTTATTGGATAGGAAGACAGATAAGAGAATACAACCCAGATCATCTTGTTTGTATAGGCGATTTTTGTAGTTTTGATAGTTGTTCTACATTTGATAAAAACCATACTGTAAAAGGTCAAAAGAAACCGCCAATATTAGCTGATATAAATGTTACAAGAGATGCTTTAGAATTATTGTATGAGGGTATGGGAGATGTAAAGCCTATAAAACATTATTGTTTAGGCAACCATGAGATGAGATTATACAAATATGAGAATGAAAATAAAGAAGTTGTAGGTGCATTTTCTCAACAATATGAAAGAATGTTTATGGAAAAAGGTTGGGGTATTTCAGCTTATGGAGAGTTTTATTTTATAAAAGGGTGCGGTTTTGTTCATGTTCCTTTGAATGAAATAGGTAGAGAAATAGGTGGAAAGATGGCTGAAGCAAGTCAAGTTTCAAATAATGCTATGCACGATATAGTTTTTGGTCATAGTCATAGAGAAAGATCATGGAGAGCATCAAAACTAGGTAGAGGTAATTATGTTAAGATTGTAAATGTAGGGACTTGCATGGACTATGGTCATGTTGAAAGTTATGCTAAAAATAGTGCAAATGGTTGGAGTTATGGAGTAAGTCAGTTGTTGTTAGCTGATGGTCATATTCAAGGACATAACTTCATATCAATGCTAGAACTAAAGGAGAAATATGAAAGAAAAAAAGACGAAAGACCCAATAGTAACCGAACTGATGAACCAACTAGCTGACAGGTCAAATAGAGGTATTATTAAATATAAGAATACTATGAAGTCAGCTAGAATGAATAAGGTACAAGCCATAGAAAATAGTATAGAAGAATTATTAGATGCGGCTGTATATTTAAAAAAAGCAGTACATGAATTAAAAGAAGAAGAAGATGAATTATATTTAGGCATAGGAGGAACAAGATGAATTTAGAAGAAGTTAAAGAACACATCAAAGAAGAAGAGGGTTATAGAGATACCATTTATAAAGATACCTTAAATTTTGCTACGATAGGTTATGGTCATTTAGTATTACCAAGAGATAAATTTAAAGAGGGTATAAAGTATTCTCACAAAGAACTAGAAAAGGTTTTTGAGTATGATTTTGCTATTGCAAAACAAGATATGGAGTCATTAACAAAAGATTTAGATATTGTAGATGGGGCTAAGGAAATCTTGATACATATGCTTTTTCAACTTGGAAAGCCAAAAGTGATGAAATTTAAGAAGATGTTTGAAGCATTGAAGAATAAAAGATATGATATAGCAAAACTAGAAATGTTGGATAGTTTATGGGCAAAGAAACATACACCAGCGAGAGCCTCAAGATTGGCGAACAAGATGGGAGAATTGACCTGAGAAAGTGTAAGAAAAGAATTACGACTTTTGAAGAAAAAACTTATGTCAATGAAATGCGTAGAAAATATCAACATGATGATTTAAGAGAAAAAATGGCAAAAATAAGTAAACAATTAAAAGATGAGGGGAGATTATAATGGTATTAGGAAAATTATTATCTGGTGGATTAGTTGATAGTGTTGGAAAAATTGTTGATGATCTTCATGTAAGTGAAGAAGAAAAACAACAAGCAAAAGCAAAACTTATTGAACTTGAAAATCAAATTAAATTAAAACAAATGGATATAAACCTAGCTGATGCTAAATCAACTGCTGGTGGTATTAGTGGTTTTTTACAAAGAGCATGGAGACCATTAATAGGTTTTTCCTGTGCTTTAGCAATTTTTTGGGAGTTTGTATTAAGTAAATTTATTTTATTTATTTGTGGTCTATTCCAATACGAAGTGCTAAACATTCCTCAACTTGATATGGGGACTCTAATGCCTCTTGTTATGTCTTTACTTGGCATGGGTGCATTGAGAACCTTTGAGAAAACTAAAGGAGTGGCGAAATGAAACAAAGAATAGAAAAATGGTGGGACTCATTTGTTAGTTTAAAATGGTGGGTTCAAGCGATTATTATTGTGTTAATAACAATCGGAGTACATAATTATATTTTACATTAGGAGATAGCTATGCCAAGTCATTATGGGGGCGGTATGACCGCTAAACAAAAGAAGAAGTTACCAAAAGGCTTACAAAAAGCCATTATGAAGAAAAAGAAGAAAAAGAAAAAGAAATAATGGCTAAGAAAAAGAAAAAGAAAAAACCGCCTAAAGGGTTTCATTATATGCCTGATGGGCGGTTGATGAAAAACTCTGCTCATAAGAAAAAAAGAAAGAAATGAGTGGAATAACTACAACTTCTACACTTGCAGTTTTAATGAATAAAAGACCTATGCGTAAGAGACGAAAAAGTGCAAAAAGAAGAAAAAAGAAAAAGCGAAAATAAAATAATTTTAGATGGCAAAAACTATCATCTTCACAAAATAGTTTGGATAGATATAGTTGGGGACTCAGGTCTTTGTTCTAGTGAAGAATTTGTAAAAATGAAACCAGCCGAGATAATTACTTACGCATTTATTTTTAAGAAAGATAAGAACAATTTATACACATTTTCAAGCTATTCTCTTGATGGTAGTTTTGGAGACAGAAATGTTATACCTTTTGGGGTGGTAAAGGACTATTTTCAGCTTTCTTGATCTTTGCATCTGGGAACAAAGCCAGAACCCCCTCTAAAACGTCCATATTTGCTTCTACAGAGCCTTTTATGACATAGTGGGGTGTTTTAAAGACATTAGAGACTTTTAACCAATTTTGCTGTGTTTCTGATAACTTTCCTTTTTCAGTTTTGATCTCAAGATAAACCAGACGACCTTTAGGAAACTCAAGTATTAGGTCAGGAACACCAGATTTTAGTCCCATTTTTACTAATTTGTTTAAAAACCACACTTTTCTTTGACCCTCATTTGGAACTGAAAATATTCTAAATCTGTATTCTGATTGCTTTGATTTGAACCAATCTACTACTTCTATTTGTATGTCAGACTCTTTCACATACTAAATATAGCAAAAGGCTGGTCATTCTTAAAGAAATTTAATTTGGAGAAAAAAATTTAAAAAAAACAGCGACCAGCCATTCGGAAGGAATATTTTATGAAAAATACTTCTAATAACAAATAGAACAAATAGCGAAAATATGCAAATAATTAATTAAATGTTAAATAATGTGAATATATGTGTTGACTATGTTGTATAAATGTTTACTAATATATTTATATTATGGAGAC